GAATTCTCATAATTTTTTGGAGTTGTTATGAATCTTGAGCAATTGATGAATAAATGGAGAGATGACTGTTCGATTGATGATAACCATCTTGGCGAAGCATCAACCTATACACCAAATCTTCATGCTGAATACATTGAGTATCTTGTTGGTTATAAGTTAAAACTATCAAAAGCAAAAGCAGAATATAATCTGTTACGTAAGAATAAGTTTCGCTACTATCGTGGTGAGTTGAGTCGTCAAGAATTAGAAGATCTCGGATGGCAACAATGGCAGGGCATTAAGCCATTGAAGAATGAGATGGATGAATTTATGCAAGGCGATACAGATTTGGTTCAGTTTGAACAGAAAGTTGAATATCTTAACACTGTTATCATGTTTCTTGAGTCAGTTATGAATGCGATTAAACAACGTGACTGGCAAATTAGAAACAGTATTCAGTGGAAAGAATTCCTAGTTGGGATGTAATGAAAATATACGTAGAACAAGTTGATGATGTAAACATTCGTGTTTTCTCAGACGCAGGCATAGAACAAGAACTAAGCAACTTCTTTATGTTTGAAGTTCCTGGTGCTAAGTTTATGCCAGCGTATAAAGCACGTCTGTGGGATGGAAAGATCAGACTGTATGATATTCAACGCAAGACATTATACGCTGGTCTCCAGTCATATGTAAAGGAATTTGCTAATCGCAATGGTTATCAATACATTCCTGCCAAGAATGACACATATAAACCACTAAAGAACAACAACTATACTTATGAACAAGTAGACAAATACGCACAAGATCTTGAGTTAACAGCACGTGGCGCACCAATCGAGATACGTGACTATCAAGTAGATGCTATACAGAAATGCATGAATGAGAATCGTGCGCTACTGTTATCACCAACAGCATCAGGTAAATCCTTAATCATTTATACACTCATGCGTCACTATGTTGGCGAAGGTAAGAAGTGCATTCTTATTGTTCCAACCACATCTCTTGTTGAGCAAATGTATACTGACTTTGAAGACTACTCACATGTGAATGGTTGGCCAGTTGACAAAGCATGTCAGAAATTATATTCTGGTTTTACAAAAGATTTTACTGCTGATGTATTGATCACAACATGGCAATCAATTTATAAGCAACCACGTGCTTGGTTCGATCAGTTTCATGTTGTGTTTGGTGATGAAGCGCATCAGTTTAAAGCAAAGTCATTGGGCACAGTAATGGAGAAGATGACTAATATCCCACATAGATTTGGAACAACAGGCACATTAGATAACACACAGGTGCATCGTTTAGTGCTTGAGGGATTGTTTGGTCCAGTGTATAAAGTAACAACGACCAAGCAGTTGATGGACTCAGAAAGAGTCGCTGAACTAAATATAAAGTGTCTACTACTAAAATACGATGAGCAAATTAAACGAGAGCGCAAGAATAATTTATACCAAGAGGAGATGGATTTTCTCGTCTCACATCAGAAGCGTAATCGCTTCATCACAAATCTTGCCCAATCTTTAGAAGGTAATACGCTTATTCTTTTTCAGTATGTAGAGAAACACGGTAAAGTGTTATTTGATATGTTTGGCAACTTAGGAGATCGTGAACTAGCAATTGTTCATGGTGACGTAGATGTTGCTTTGCGTGAGAAGATAAGACACAAAGCTGAGACACAGGATAACATGATTATCCTCGCATCATACGGAACATTCTCTACGGGAATTAACATTCCCTCTATCGAGAACATCATTTTCGCAAGCCCAAGCAAATCAAGAATACGAAATCTTCAGTCAATCGGACGTGGTCTAAGATTGAAAGAAGGTAAGACCAAGTGTACACTTTACGACATCGCTGATGATTTAACATATAAATCTTGGAAGAATCATACATTGAATCACTTCTTAGAGCGTGTTAAGTTGTATTCAGAAGAACAGTTTAAATGTAAAATTGTAGAGATAGACTTATGATCAATCTGGACTTTAGAGTTATACGTATGAATTCGGGTGAGAGTTTTCTATGCATTGTCGAATCAGAGACAGAGGACACAATCAATGTTCTATTTCCTCTTGTCATCAAAACACAAACAATCCCCATCGCTAAGAATATCCTAAGAGAGATACACTCTACGACAAACTTCTGCCCATTCACAGATGACAAACATTTCTCATTCTATAAGCCAGAACTGACATACATAAAACCAATGGGTGAACAAGCCATCACATATTACATTGACATGTTGAATAGACATGAGGAAGTTGATACAATAAAAGCATATGATCTTGCCGAACTTGTTCAGGAAGAGCAAAGTTCATTGGAAGAAGAAATAAGTAATAAGATAGACAATCTTTTAGAAAAGATGAATGAGATTGAGGATGAAACCGACACACCAGATGTCAGCATACATAATCAAAACAAGACCTTACATTAAATATATTTGACAAATATTATTATGTAGAGTATAATGAATAATTATTAGTAAGTGGAGTAAATATATGAAGACCCCAAACCCAGAGTATGGTGCTGTACCCCAAGGCATCGTACCTCCGAAAGCAAAGCCACATTATGTAAGCAATGCCGATTTTCTTGTTGCTATGAAACAATATAGAGAAATGGTGCTAGCAGCAGAAGCAGCAGGTGATCCCAAACCAAGAGTTCCTGAATACATAGGCGAGTGTCTATTAAAGATAGCCACCCATCTATCCTATAAATCGAACTTCATCAACTATACATATCGTGAGGACATGATCCTCGATGGTGTTGAGAACTGTTTACAGTATATCAGCAATTTTGATCCAACAAAATCAAGCAACCCCTTCGCTTACTTTACTCAGATAATCTACTACGCATTTATTCGTAAGATTCAAAAAGAGAAGAAGCAAACATACGTCAAGAACAAAATGATTATGGAGATGCCATTTGAACTGTTCGAACTACAGGAACAGGACGAAGGTGGTGAATACGCAAATTCGATGATGGATTATTTGCGTAATAATAATGATTCAGATTATAATATGCCTAAGAAGAAGGTAACAAAGAAGAAATCAAAAAGTTCATTAGAAAGTTTTATGGAGGAGAATGGTAATGATAACAACAATGTATAAAGTTGTGTATAGACCAAATTCAGGCAACTCAGCAGAGAATATGGTTGAGTTCAAGTGGTTTAGATCATTTGAAGAAGCAACACAATTTGGTGGAAAACTTGGTGATCGTGTATTAGAAATTAAACAGTACGATAAGCCAGAGAATTTTCCAGATTCAGAACTCGACTTAGGATTCAGAGACTAATGAAAGTAGCCATTATAACCGATCAACATTTTGGTGCTCGTAACGATAGTGTTGGCTTCCTAGATTTCTTTCAAAAATTTTATGAAAATACTTTCTTTCCTACTATTGATTCTGCTGGCATTACTACCGTACTTATTCTTGGCGACACATTTGATAGACGTAAGTATGTAAACTTCTATGCTCTTCAGCGAGCCAAAGAAATGTTCTTTGATAAGTTGGCTGAACGAAACATCAGCGTACATATGCTTGCTGGAAATCATGACACGTATTATAAAAATACTAATGATGTAAACTCACCTGACTTACTGTTGCGTGAATATGATAACATCAATGTAATCGACACACCACAAACAATCCATCTTGAATATGAAGATGTAAGCGCAGATGTCTGTATGCTTCCGTGGATTTGTGCCGATAACTATGAGCGCAGTATGGAAGAACTGAAGATGACATCAGCAACCCTATGTATGGGACATTTGGAAATTGCTGGTTTCGCAATGTATAGAGGAATGGAATCTCATGAAGGACTTTCTAAAGATTTGTTTGGCAAGTTTGATTACGTTTTTAGTGGCCATTACCATCACCGTAGCTGTGATGGGCACATACATTATCTCGGTAATCCCTACGAACTTACTTGGCAAGACCATAATGATCCCCGAGGATTTCATTTGTTCGATCTCAAAACAAGACAGCTTGAATTCTATGAAAATCCTTATCGAATGTTCGAGAGAATTGAATACGACGATAAAGAAAGAGAAGTTGTCGATCTAGATGCATTAGACTTGCAAGGTAAATTCATTAAGTTGATTGTTGTCAATAAAACTGACTACTACAAATTTGACAAATTTACACAAAAGTTATATAATAAAGGTTGTGCTGAGATTAAGATTGTTGAGAACTTCAGCGAATATGAGGAAGGACAGATTGATGGTGACATTAATCTTGAGGACACTATGTCTGTTCTTGATAACTACATTGACTCAATCGAAACAGATTCGGATAAAGAACGAATCAAACAATATATGAAAATACTGTATACTGAAGCAGTGAATCAGGAGGTCGTTTGATTAAATTTAAGTCCATTGAATGGAAGAACTTCCTATCAACTGGCAATTCTGCTAATAAAGTATTGTTGGATAAGCAGTCAACTACATTGATTGTTGGTAAGAATGGTGAAGGTAAAAGCACTATCCTAGATGCATTGTGCTTTTCATTGTTTGGCAAACCATTCCGTAACATCAACAAGCCACAGCTGATTAACAGCATCAATGGTAAGAATTGCTTAACAACAGTTGAGTTTGAAATTGCTGGCAAAGAGTATAAGATCGTTCGTGGCATAAAACCTAATGTCTTTGAGATTTGGTGTGCTGGTGAGTTGATCAATCAGGATGCTGCATCAAAAGATTATCAGAAGGTGCTAGAGCAACAGATTTTAAAACTGAACTACAAGACATTTACTCAGGTAGTTATCTTGGGTTCAGCATCGTTTGTTCCATTTATGCAATTACCTGGATCACAAAGACGTGAG